GCTGCTGATTGACGACCCGATGAAGGATGAGGAGGAAGCGAAGTCACCAGCGACAATGCGCGCTTATTCAAGCTGGTACGAAACGGCAGCGTATGCGCGGCTACAGGAGGGAAGCGGAGTCCTGATTGTGAGCACCCGCTGGGCGGTCAACGACCCGACCGGCTACCACCTCGCACAGAGCCGCCTTCCCGGCGTGCTCCCCTGGAAGGTCATCCGCTACCCCGCCATCGCGACCGAGGATGAGTACGACGGCGACACCCTGCTACGGCGGGCGGGTGAGCCCCTGTCCGTGGAGCGGTTCAGCCTCGGCACCATGCTGGAGCGCAAAGCCTCCTCCACCCCGTGGCGGTGGGCATCGGTCTACCAACAGCAACCCGTGCCGGAAGAGGGCGGCATCTTCCGAGCCGACCACTTCGCACGCCGCTACAGCACGCTCCCGCCGCTGGATGGGCAGGCTATCACGGTGGACTGCACCTTCAAAGGCAAGGATACAAGCGACTTTGTGGTCATGCAGTGTTGGGGCTGGAAGGGGGCGATCTGCTACCTGATTGACCAGCGGCGCGGGCGCATGTCCTACCCCGAAACCAAGGCGGCCCTGGTAGACTTCCGCGCGAAACATGCAGGAGCAAGCACCATCATTGTCGAGGACAAGGCCAACGGCAGCGCGCTGGTGGATGAGTTGCGCCCCACCATGCCGGGAATCGTCGGCTGGGATCCGGGCAGCCACGACAAGCGGCTGCGGGTGGAGGTGCATACGCTGCCCCGCTACTCCGCAGAGCAAGTCTTTTTCCCGGAAAGCGCGCCGTGGATGCACGACTTTGTGATGGAGCATCTGGGCTTTCTGGCGGGCGCGGCCAACGACGACCAGGTGGACGCCGAAAGCCAGTTTTTCGCGTGGCATGGCAAGCGCAATAGAGCGTGGTACGTTGCCACATAGGAGCCCCCACATGCTGCTTCTCCTCCTCTCCTGCCTCCACAAGCCCACCACCCCCATCGAAGCCGGGCGCGCCATCGGCGCCGCTGCGGGCCATGCGGCATCCGTCGCTGCGGACGGGTGCTGATGACCCCCCACCCTCTTCCTGCTTGCCGCCCTGCTCCACCTTGCCTCGGCGGTCTGGATGGCCGTCTATGCGGGGCTGGATGCGGCGTGGTCTGCCGTGACAGAATGGCACAGCGGCGCGACTCGCTGACAATCTGTCATGGCTGGCTTGCCAAAATGGCACGGCTCGGGTAGCCTGTAGGCATGGGCTGGTGGCAGAACACGCTACAACGCATGGGACTTGTGAGCGCACCGGCGCCGCAGTTGCTCGTTGCTGGCGTGGGAGTGGCGAATAGCAGCAGCTTTTCCCCCGTCGCGAGCATGGCCGCCTTTGCGTCGTTCCCGTGGGTGCGGGCCTGTGTGGATGCGATCTGTACCGACCTCTCCGGGCTGCCGGTGGTCATCATCCAGGGCGAGGGCGCTCAAGCCCAGCAGGTGACGGTGCAGGGGCTTTCCCAGCTTCTCGCGCGACCCACCAGCCGCAAGCGCCGCGCGACCTGGGAACGGCAGGTGGTGACGCACCTGCTACTCTCCGGCAATGCCTACCTGTTGCGCGCCGGACCTGACCCCCGCCGCCCGGTGAGCCTGCCGGTCCTGCATCCCGAGGGCATCCGCATCATCCCCAACGACGCCGGGGAGGCCGAAGCCTACGAGTATCGCGCCGCCGGTGGCGGGATGACGGTCTACGACGCCTCTGTGGTGGTGCATATCTCGCTCACAAGCTGGGAGAACGGGGCACAGGGGCTCTACGGCGAGGGCCTGATTCGTGCGCTCCGCAACGACCTGGAAGCGGATCAGGCCGCATCAAAGCTCTCGGCTTCCCAGAGCAACCAGGGGCGGCCAAGCGCCATTTTCAAGCCGAAGGAGCCGATTACCCGCGAGCAGCAGGACATGGTAGCCGACGCCTACCGCAAGATCGCCAGCGAGAAGCGGCCGTCTATGGTCCTGCCCGCTGACTTCGACGTGGATTTTCCCACGTTCACCCTGCGGGATATGGAGTTTGTAGGCCAGCGTACCTACACCCGCGACAGCATCCTGGCCGCCTTCGGTGTGCCCCCTACCCGTGTGGGGCTGCCAAGCGCCAACTACGCAACAGCGCAGGAACAAAGCAAGATTTACTGGCGCCAACTCCAGGGCATCGCCGCCCTCATTGAGGACGCGCTGACCGAGCTTGCGCTGGGCTGGGGCGCCTATCGCGTGGTTCACGACTTCTCCTCCGTGGACGCCCTCCAGGAGAGCCGCGATGCCCGCCTGAACCGGGTCGCAAGCTGGACCATGCTCGGAGCCTCCCCCTCCGCCGCCGCAGCCTACGAGGGCTTCCAGGATGCGCCGCTGTCCGACTCCACCGACCAGGCCCAAGCCGAGCCGGTCGCCGTCGGTGCATCGGTGCGCCCTGTCCGTGCCGTGCAGCCCAAGACGCTCACCTTCGCCGACTGGTGGACGACTAAAGAGCTTGACCCGGAAGAACCCCGCCTTGAGCAGTCCGAGTACGCCCGCCCGCCGTTCGGGTATGTGCGCTCGCTGAAAGCCGACTACCCCGAAATCTGGGCTGCGGGCGGCAACATCCGGGGCAACGAGGCGTTTGAATACTGGACAAAGTATCAGGACGGCGACCGCTCCGAGGGTGTGCTCAACTGGGTCAAAGAGCGTGAGGCATGGGCCGCGCGGCACTACGAGGACGGCGACGCCTTCACGGGTTCTGAGCCCGAGAGCCCGACTATAAGCAACATCGGCGGCGTTATCGCGTGGCTGAAGTGGGGCGTGGTCGGTCAGCTCGGCTGGGACCGCATCCAGAGCCTTGTGGATGCGCTGAAAGAGCAGCAGGCGAGCGCCAAGCCTGACGAGGACGACCGCGAAGTCGCACGGGCGGCCATCTGGCGCGGCTGGCTGGATGAGGTCCACACGCCGGGGGAGGCTGCCCTTGCCCGCTCCGTCAAACTCGCCCTCGCACAGCAGGCGGGCGCCATCGCTGAACGGATGGGCGTGCTCATCCCTGATGCCCGCGCCGTGACCCGCGACGCCGGGGCGCTTTCTGCCCTGGTGGACGCGCTCTTTACGGCGGATATTCAGGCCCTTCTACGCACCCTGACCCTCGAAGCCTACCGCGCGACCGTGCGCTCCGCCTATCAGCGCGCCGCGCGTCAGGTGGGGCAGACCCTCGCAGGCACCCGCGCCGATCCGCTGGTGGAGCAACTGTTGGCCGTCATGGTCGCCAACGTCAACGGCGCGACGAAGGACATGATCGCCAAGGTCATCGCCGATGGGCTCGCGACCGGGGCGACCACGGCGGACATGCAGCGCACGCTACAGGATGCGGCTGGATTTTCGCCAATGCGCGCCCTTCGGATCGCCCGCACGGAGAGCACGCGCAGCGCCGCAGCCGGCGCCTCCTACGCATGGCAGAGCGTGTCAGCCGACACGGGGCTGGCCATCCGGCGCGAGTGGCTGACCGCCCGCGATGGCGAGGTACGCGACGCTCACCGGCACCTCGACGGCCAGACCGTCAACCTCGGCCAGCCCTTCGTGATTCAGGAGGGCGAATATGCGGGCCGCAAAGCCATGAATCCAGGCGACTTCGACGCGGCTGCGTTGGTCGTCAACTGTAGATGCACCGTCTTACCTGTGGTGACCAATGAATGAGATTGTACGCCGGGACTTTCACGCCGTTGTCAAAGAGGTTGACGGCGTAAAGCGCGTGATGTTCATCGCCTCTACCTCCGACACCGACCGCTATGGCGACGTGGTGGATCAGGCGTCGTGGAAGCTGGCCAACTACAACGCGAATCCCGTGGTGCAGATTGACCACGATTATTGCGTCGAATCCACCGTAGGGCTCGGGAAAGCTACCATCGGCGACGTGGACGGCAAGCCCGCCCTGATGCTGGAAATGGTCAAGTGGTCCGAACGCCCGATGGCGCAGGAAGTCAAAATGGACGTGGAGGCGGGCATTCTGTCCGCCGTCTCCGTCGGCTTCCGCCCCGGCCGCGCTGTCTCCCGTCGGACCTATGAGCCCGACGACCCGATGTTTCAGGAAGAAGGCGGCTATGTCTACTTCAACTGCGAGCTTCTGGAGGTGTCCATTGTGGCCATCCCCGCTAACCCCAAAGCCGTAGCCGTCCGCTCTGCCCCCTCGCTGGACATCGGCGCCATCGCTGATCAGGTGTTGGCGCAGGTGCTCTCCCGACTTACCCAGGCGCAGCAGCTTGCGGCGCCGGTAGA